CAGGTCAATACTGCACTTGCATTCTCCGCTCGCGCTGAAGGGACAGAACTCATCAGGAGTGGCGCCATTACGACCATTAGGAACACAGTCGATTTCTGCTCTTGTCCCGTCCGGCTGTTTGCGCCACGCCGTCTCTCCGTTTCCTACGCAAAATCGGCCTTTTATCGACTGTCCTTTGGGTGAATAGCATTGATATTCCTCGGCGAATAATCCGTCATAATCCCATCCGTCGTCTGTGGCTGTTGCGCCTATTGGCAATTGGAAATGGAGAATGTGCGGCAAAAGATCATCAGGTGCTTTCATTTGCTGAATCCGCGCCTGGGTGATTTTCTGCTCATCGTATCCGAGGGCTCCCATTGCATCGAAGTCGATTCGAAGTTCGTTGTTGGCGTCAACGGAATTGTGATAAATTATGAACCCATTTGTTTTTGCCGGGAATGGGTATTTCAGGGCTTTTTCTCGCGCCTCGCCGTTTAATGCTGCGGCGCGGAGATAACGGCCATCAAATCCCCATTTTATTTTTCCTGTGGCTTGTCCCTGAGTGTCATCCTGCCCGAATTTATGATTTTTTATTCTTCTCACTTTGTGGTCCTTTCAAGTGTCGGAGTGATGTGTACTATTTCCGGCGCGATCGCCGTTGGTGTTTCTTGCTCGGGTAAACTGTCTTTGGGGTATGCTATCGGGATAACCGGCGTCGCAACCGCTGCGTCGTGGGCTTTTCCCATTTCTGTGTCGGCTGAAACCGCCCGAAAAGGCTCAATGGCGGCTCCGGCAACAAAGCCGATGATCAGGCAAAGAACGGCTACCGCGAAGAAAAGCAGGCTGATTTCCTTGCGGATAGAACGCTTGGCGACAAGCCCTGCCCTGGGCGGCGTCGCTCTCATAGACTTGGCCCGGACTTCAGCGTCATGCTGGATCACGATGGCTTGAAACTCGTCGCTCGGCTTTTCAAATGCCGCAAGGTTTTGCGGACCGGCCAATACGGCTGAGATTGCTTTGAGAGAGCGGCGAATTGTGCAGCTTAAGCCTAACCTGGCAGAGTGGGAAATCATCAAAGGCGCGGTTATTTCATTTTCAGGATAGGCCAGCAGCATAGCAAAGCGCTCCATGCTCGTCTCGCGCCTTTCCCTGAGCCATTCGATGTTCTTGCAGGCCTGTGCACTGAGCGAGTTGGAACGATATTTTTCTTGACTCTGTTTTTCCTGCGGTGGTATTTCTGGCATGTAATTTACTCCTGTTGGTTTCTTGCCGCCTCGCTCGCAACGGGGCGGTTCGCTTTTTAGAATGGGCGGTAGTCGTCGTCTTCGGTTCCGGTGGCCTCGCTTTCCGCCCCTACGGGGATGAGAATTTCCTGCTCGATCACGCGCGGTTCAACTCCGATGAGTCCGAGAAAATAGCGCTCTTCTTGCTCTAAGCCCTTCGGCCATTCCTGTTTTTGGCTCGGGGTTCCGATTGGCCGGCGAACGTCCTTCTCGATGTCGTAACTATTAAACGCCGCGTGATCATGCACGGCCTTGCGATAACCGTCCGAGATGGGCCTGACACCGCGCTCGGTCGGCTCCCACCCGAGTTCGCAGAGGATCCGGTGGCACATCTGCCGCGGGAAGGGCGTACAGAAAAGAAAGAGCCTGATGTTCTTGATTTCAGCCAGGCGCGAGTTCTGGAACGACTGCCAGATAAAGGCCGTGTGCTGGCGGATTATCCGATCGCCGTTGTAGTCGAGGCCTGTAATCGAGTGCCATGTGGTCATTTTACCCTCATGCTCCGGTTTGGAAGGTCGATGAAATCACAGGTTTCAACCAAGCGGTCAACAATGCGCTCGCCGAGCGAGCCGAGGCGCGAAGCGATTTCTTCCAAGGAAATATTCGTTGTGATGATCGTCGGGCGCATGGCGTCATAGCGCCCATTTATGATTGAGTAGAGCCGGGCCGCGCTGTAGTCGCTGGCTTTCTCGACTCCGAGGTCGTCAAGAAGAAGCAGGTCAACCCCAGTCATCTTCTCGATGATTTCGAATTCAGTCATACATTCATCGCCCGGATCCTTTGGGCCATACTTCATCGAATCAATGAGGCACATGAAAAGTTTGGAGATGTTCATGTACTGGACGTCCTGGGTTTTATACAGCTGCACTTCGCGCAGGGTGGCGCAGGCAAGGTGCGTCTTGCCTGTTCCGGTCGCGCCGTGCAAGACCATCCCACGGCTCTCCTGGGAATAGTTCTCTGCCCATTCCAGCATACGTTTTCTTACTTCGAGGTTCTCTGGAGTCTCGAAAAAGGTGTCGAATCCACCACGATAGCGGGGGGGGATTAAAGCCGATTCGGCGATTCGTGCGCGTTCTGCCTGGTTATTCAAAAGGGTCATCATCCGTCTCCTTGTGTGCTGCGGCTATCATCGCGCCGGGCAATGGCCGCCCTTTATAAGTTTGGGGTTTTTTGTAGCGTGGAGAATCAGGGGCGATGCTGAGGGGTTTGCTCGCTTCGCTGTTGTTGGCTTGGGGCCAAATTTTTGCCCAGTTTGAGCGTAGGCCCGAGAAACTCTGGATGATCGATCTCCACCCGGGCCAGCCCTTGCCGTTGCCGGTGTCGAGTGAGACCCAGTGAAGAACCCGCTCAAGATGCTTTGGGTCGATCGCGTCGCGCTCGATCATGAGGCGGATAACGTCTTTGGCTTGGGCTATCTCCCTGGCGGTCGCGGGGGTTTTATGACCGGCGTCTTTGAAGAGTTTTGAGCCTACCGAGAAGAGGTTTTCCACTTCCGGGGAGAAGGTTCGAGGGGGCTTGGAGTCGTTATCTGCTTCAACTTCTTCTTGGGTTTTAGATCTTGCTTCCCTCGCCGCCCTGGTTCGCTCTTGTTTTTTCAGAAACAAATCTGTAGAATCGTTAAAAATCCCTAAAAGTTTCTTGTTAAAAAGCCATAAATTGTCTTCTGTTACCTCAAAATGTCTTTTTACGCGTGAAAATGATTTTTCCCATTCATCCTCGGGAACCCATCCACACAAAGGACGTAATTCATTTTCTTCGTTCGGTAAATGACAGGGATTGTCTGAATTCATCCACGACCACGAAAGCAGAGAGATATAAATTCCCCGCTGCGTCGCGCTCATACTCTGAACGGAAAGCGATGAAAGGAAGTCGCTCGGGTACCACGGGAACCAGATCATTTTGTCACTCATTCTGTGAGCCTTAAATAATTTTTCTGTAACAGTGTCTGTTACATTATCTGTAACAATGTCTGTAACATAGGTGCGTTTTTCCCTGTAACAGAGACACATTCACATTCACATTCACATTCACATTCATATTCATAATCAGAATCACAGTCACAGGATGCTACGCATCGGTTTTAAGCGTAGGTTTTGACTTCGCGTTGGTTGATTTTTTGGTAAAATCGAAGGCGTTCGGATTCTTGCCAGTCAACTTGGAAAGTTTTTCACGGATACGGTCGGCTACCGGTTCGGAAAGACCACGGGTAAGTTTACCTTTGAGGAAGCGGTTAAGGTGAATTGTAGAGATGCCAATTTTGGGGGCAAATTCAGTTTGCTTGATTCTCTTTTCCTTGAGGGCTTCTCTGACTTTTTCGGGGCTTAACATTGTCGTTCCCTTTCGCGAACTATTGAGGCGATATTAAAGGAAACTTTAACATGTTGTCAAGAAAATAATTAAAGTAAACTTCAATTGTCATTAAAACCAATATTGTCAAATACTTAGGGGTGAATACTTACGTCTGGGTAAGTGATGAATAAAAAAGAAAAATTACAATCTCTGATCAAAAATCATCACAACAGGCCAGAACTTGCGGCCTTTTGTGGATGCTCTTATCAGACGATAAAAAATATTGAACTCGGCATATACGAAGCGGGAACGGATATTTTCTTTAAGCTCTGTGATTTTTTCAAGGTTGATCCGAAAACACTGGCCGCCCTTCCTCCAGGCCGAAAAATCAAGGGGAAGATCAAGAAAACTTCAGTAGTATCAGGCATTGGAACTCAGGCTTTTCGAGAAAATTCGGCGGACGATCTCCCCGATGAGATTGAACTTTCCGAAGACGAAGCCCGTATTATCCTCAAGATGCGTTCTTTCCGATCGAAGCCGGGGGAGATTGCGGAGTTTCGTGACCGCGTGATGGTTGCGCCGATTCGCGAGGAAATGAAGTTGACAATTTATGCCCTTTTGGACGAAGAATGGGGTAAGGTGTTGCGTTTTGTCAGTGCGTTTATGGATAATAAGCCGAAAAAGTGAATATATTTATGGCCAAAAAGAGAAAAGTGGGGGAATCGCTCGGCGCTGGCTGTGTCGTTCAATTGCTCGGGCTGGGACTTCTTCTTGCATTTCCGTACGGAACGATATTGGGGGTTGCATTGCTTATTTGGGGGCATACGCTTTCTTATCACTTAGTCTGCGGGGAATGCGGGAACAGAATAGAACCAACTTCAAAGAAGTGTCCTACTTGCTCGGTGAATTTTGACTGAGGAGAATTGCCTTGAAATCACTGACGCTTATTATTCTTTTATTTTTCCTTTCCGCCTGCCACATGACGGGGAACATGTCAACCCGGTACTCTGGAATTAATTCTCTAAGGCTAAACCCCAAAAACACTATCCCGACGAAGATCGCCAAGGTTTTTGTCCGCGTTCCCCTCGAAATTATTTCTCTCAACTGTTCCGAATATCGTTTCAAAATCGACCGTGATATGGAGTCTTGGATAGGTCGCACAAAAGACGAACTCCTGATGAATTATGGAACGTGCGCAAGCACCATCCCCACCGATGACGGTGGACTTTTGATAAATTTTTGCTTTCAGAAGACTTCAACGGTGCCCGGAGTCTCTGCAACATCGTGGTCAAATAATGCCGTTGCATCCGTTTACTCTCCCCCATCGGAGAATCAACTGATCTTTCGAAGAACCTTCCGATTAGACTCAAAAAACATCATCCGAGATTACTCCTGGGACTATTACACCGGGATGTGAGAAGACATAAATTCCGCATTGGTATTACTTTAGTATTACTTTCCCCTTGACTTCGCGGTTTTTTCTTCTTATGCGTTCCCCATGACGCGCACACCTCGCACTCTCCGCAAAAAGAAACTCTTCCTCAAGGAACTCGAACGCTCGGGAAACGTCGGTGCCGCCTGCAAACTCGCGGGGCTGGGACGCCGCACGGTTTACGATCACCGCTCCTCTGACCCTGAGTTTGCCGCTGCGTGGGACGAGGTGTTTGACGCGTTTGTTGATCAGGCGGAAGCGGAGTTACGACGCCGCGGTGTCGAGGGCTACGAAGAGCCGGTTGTCCATCTCGGCAGGTTTTCCTACGAGGAAGGGCCCAACGGCGAGCGCGTCCCCGTCACTGTACGCAAGTACTCCGAGGCCGCCCTGATCTTCTACCTCAAGGGGCGGCGCCGTGAAGTCTTCGGTGAACGCGTCCAGCAGGAAATCTCTGCCCCAGGCGGGGGGCCCATGCAGATTCAAAACATTCTCCCCGACATATCAAATCTTTCCCCACAGGAAAAACTTGCCCTTGCCAACCTTATCGACAAAGCCCGAGGTGCTTGAGAACCTTCCTCAGGCGTTTAAGCATCCTCTTGCTTCGTCCCTCATTCGCGCCCAGGCCGCTGAAGAGTCTCTTTATGCGTACGTGCAGCTTGCTTGGCCTATTGTAGAGCCGGGCACTCCCTTTCAAGACAACTGGCACATTCAGGCGATTTGCGAACACCTCGAGGCCGTCTCGCGCGGCGAGATTCGCAACCTCCTGATCAATATCCCCCCGCGTTGCATGAAGTCCCTCCTGGTCTCGGTCTTCTGGCCCACTTGGGAATGGATTCACAACCCGGCAAAGCGCTGGCTCTTCGCCTCCTACGCGCAGTCGCTCTCTATGCGCGACTCCCTCAAGTGCCGGCGCATCATCGAGTCGGACTGGTATCGCTTCTTTTGGGGGGACCGCTATAAACTCACCTCTGACCAAAACCAGAAGGGCCGGTTCGAGAACGACAAGACCGGCTATCGTATGGCGACATCTGTGGGCGGCTCGGCTACGGGTGAGGGCGGCGACATCACGGTCATCGACGATCCCCACGACGCGCAAGGAGCGCTCTCGGACACGCAGCGCTCAGCGACCATCACCTGGCATGATGAAACATGGTCTACGCGACTCAATGACCCCAAGACTGGCTGCCGGGTAATCGTCATGCAGCGGCTTCACGAGAAAGACCTCTCGGGACACGTGCTTGAAAAGGGCGGGTATGAACACCTGATGATTCCCATGGAATTTGAGAAGGATCGCAAATGCAAGACCGTCATTTTTGAGGATCCACGAACCAAAGAGGGCGAATTACTTTGGCCCGAGCGCATACCTGAGAAGTCAGTTGAGGAGGGGAAGAAAACCCTCGGTTCCTACGCGAGCGCCGGACAGTTCCAGCAGCGCCCAGCCCCTCGGGGCGGCGGCATGTTCAAGCGCGAATGGTTCAAGATCGTTGACGCAATTCCCGCGAGAGCCCAGATGGTGCGCTTTTGGGATCTGGCTGCGACCGAAAAGCAACAGGGCAATGACCCGGACTATACGTGCGGCTGCAAAATGGCGCACCTTGGCGGCTCGACCTACATCTGCGACATGCGGCGCGGACGCCACTCCCCGGCCGGTGTCGAGGCGACGCTTAAACAAACAGCGCAACTCGATGGAATTTCGATCCCAATCTGGATCGAGCAGGAAGGTGGCTCTTCGGGCAAGATCGTTGTCGACATCTGGATCCGGAACTTGCTTCAGGGCTATCCCGCACGCGGACAGAAGCCCGACACTTCCAAGGAAGTGCGGGCCGGTCCGCTTGTATCCCAGGCCGAGGCGGGAAATGTCTACCTTCTTCGCGGCCCTTGGAACGAAGATTTTCTTGCCGAAGCCGAAGTCTTTCCCGCCGGCGCGCACGATGACCAGATCGACGCCGCATCTGGCGCTTACTCCAAACTCGTAACAGGAATCACTCATCTCTCGTGGTAGCATAAGGAGCCTTACCCATGGATGCTGACACAAAAGCCCCCACAACAGCCCTCTCGACAGCCCTCATTGCCAATCAGCAGATGGCGCAAATTCTCGCCTGCCAAACCGAAGACCTCGTTGGCCGCTACAACCTCGCTCGAATGGCGGGACTTACCTATTCAGGCCAGCGCGATATGTTCGGCGCTCTGGGCTACACGCAGAATCCAACTTATGAGCACTTTCGAGTTGAGTACGAGACAACCGAACTGGGTCAGCGCGTGATTGACGCCTACCCGGATAAGACCTGGGGCAACCCGCCCGAGGTCTACGACAGCGAGGATGAGGGAATAGAGACGCCGTTCGAGAAGGCTTTCAAGGCTTTGGTCAAACGCTTCAAACTCTGGGACGCGCTCAATCGTGCGGACAAACTCGCGGGGCTCGGGCGCTATTCGGTCCTGCTGTTGGGTCTCCCCGGCGAGACGAACGTCGAGCCCACGGGCGGCAGGCTGCTTTACCTCATGCCCTACAGCGAACTTACGGGCGCGATCATGGACTACGAGACGGATCCGGAGAACGAGCGCTTTGGGTTTCCCAAAAACTACAACATCCAAACCAACTCGGGGACGGTCGCAAAGACATTCGTCGCCCACTACTCCCGCGCGATTCACATTTGCGAGGGCAACCTCGACAACACGATTTTCGGCAAGCCTCGTCTGGCGGCCATTTACAACCGAATCAACGACATCACGAAGATTGTCGGCGGAGGTGCCGAGATGTTCTGGCGCGCGGCGTTCAAGGGGCTGCATTTCAACATCGACAAGGACGCGACGGGCGTCACGACCGAGAGCCTGGACGATCTGAAAAAGCAGATTGACGAGTACGCGAACAATCTGCGGCGGGTTATTCGCACGCAAGGGGTTGACGTCAATAGCCTGACCGGCGAGACCGCTGACCCGACGGGCATTTTCATGGTAGCCGTGCAGCTCATCTCGTGCGCGTCGGGCATTCCCATGCGAATCCTTCTTGGGTCAGAGCGCGGCGAACTCGCATCGAGCCAGGACACGCAGGAATTCAATGAACGCGTGTCGCTCCGGATGAAAAACCATGCGGAAATCAATATGCTTCGCCCACTGATTGACCGGTTGATTGAATTGAAAGTCTTGCCCAAGCCCCAGGGCGGCGAGTACGAAGTCGAATGGCCGGACCTGATGGCGCTCAAGGATTCAGAGCGCGCGGATATTGCGAAGAAACTGGCCGAAGGCGCGAACACACTTGCACCTGGCGCGGGAGAGACGGTCATCACGCGTGAGGAGTTTCGCGTGTCGGCGGGCTTTCCGGCCGTGCCCGAGGGCGGGTTTGAGGATGAGGAGATTCCGCTCGATGAGAACACGCTTGTGGATCCGGAGAATACGCCGCCCGAGAATAACCCGGAAGAGAATCCGCCCGCAGAGGATCCGGAGAAAGAGGCGGAGAAAGAGGCGGCGGCATGAACTTGTTCAATCCCGCTCCCCTCTTAGCCCTGCTTATCCGCTTCCCCGGTTACCCCCAACATTTGTTGTGTCGGGCGTGGGAGAAGGCGATTATAATCATCCAGCAGCAAGCCGTGAGGCGTGCGGAAAGGGCACGGTGGAATTGAGATGAGCGATAGAAAAAATAGTTCAGTAGATGAGGTGTTTCGGGAGTTAAAGAAATGCATGTTTGATTTCAGTGTGGCGGCAAAGAACAGCGTCGATCGATTTGTTTCTGAGACGAAAGAACTTTTCAGAGAAGTCGGAAGAAGTAAGAAATAATCATACTGGTGACGGAGTGGCTTAACGTTGACAAGGCCGGATTAAGCCCGGCCACTGAAATACACCCTCTGGCGTGGCGGTTCAGCGTCATCTTAGGCCGGGGGGACGCAGGTTCGAATCCTGTCCAGTATGCACACCAAAGGATTTAAAATTATGGAAGACAAGAAACCTGAAATTCTTCACCACAGCACTGAAGATGAGATTCGCCTGATCAATCAGGGGATTCGAAAAATAAAAGGCGAAACCATGATCCACTGCAAAGACTGTAAATTCTGGATTAAAGCAAAAATGGCAAGACGCGGCTTTCGGAAAGTATGCGAACATCCTTTATGCCAAGCGTCCGATGAACGAGACCCGCAAAATCAAAAGCCATTAGTCGAAAACGACGTAATGATTGCCATCGGCGATGATGGAGGCGGCGCGATGTTCACCGGCCCCCTCTTCGGATGCGTGAACGGGGAGGCGAAGGAAGAGAATAAAAAGTTTGTACCCAAGCATGAATCAAAAAACGAAATTTGTGAAATGCTGCCTCCTGATATTACCAAGGCTCCTGATGTCATTGAATTCAACCTCAACGAGCCAAAATCGTGGATTTGGGGAAGTGATGAAAACGGAAAGCCGAATCTTCCGCCTGATAAGCCTGGGGAATATACGATTTGGGAAGATTATAGACAGATCGAAGATCCTGAAAATATTTTGAGATTTATACGAAGCAATATAATGCCCCATTACAATCCAAAAAAGGACTTCTTCAGAAAGAAAAACTAATGCCAACTTGCATCTGCGGCCATCTTCACACCAACGCAAAGAAGAGCCTGAAGAAATCCGTGCGCTCGATCGACCCCACGCGCACGCTCACCATTCGCCGCAAATACGAGGGCGCGATCGTGCGACGGTTTAAGACGCTTCGTGCGCTCATCGTCCAGGTCGTCATGGGAAGCGGACTGACAACGCCCATCGCAACCAACGCGCTTTCAACCAACGGGCTTTCGGCAAACTCCGCCACCGCCTACCCGCTTGAACTCCCCCGCTTTGAGTTCACCAACTCAGCGGACAAGATTCAGGCTTTCCGCGCGTGGCTCGACAAACAGGTCGACAAGGGCATTCTCGATGTGACCACGCGCGACGGCCTCGCCATCACGGGCCGCGTTCCCTGGCAAAACATCTATGTCCGAAGCGCTTATCAGGCGGGGCTCAACAACGCCTATCCCAAACTTGCGCGGGCGGGCTACACGAACCCCACAGAGATCGGAAGCACGGCCCCGGCGCTTTCGTTCAACGTGCCGATTCATTCGAACACCTTGCAGAGCCTTTACACGCGGAACTTCGAGGAGCTGCGGGGAATCACCGACGCGATGAGCGCCGGAATCTCGCGCTCTCTCACGCAGAGCCTTGCCGAGGGGCGCGGGGCTGCCGACACCGCCCGGGCGCTGGTCAAGTCCGTCGACGGAATCGGAATCAACCGCGCGCGGATGTTGGCACGGACGGAAACGATCAGGGCCCATGCCGAGGCTACGCTCAACACCTACGCACAGGCGGGAGTCGAGGGGGTGACGGTCGAGGCCGAGATTTTGACCGCTGGGGATGATCGGGTTTGCGAGGAATGCGCATCTCTGGAAGGAACTACGTACACGCTCGACCAGGCGCGCGGACTGATTCCGGTGCATCCTAATTGCCGCTGTTCGTGGGTGCCGATGGTTGCGTAAGATATTTTTTTGCCCTCAAATATTTTTTTGCCCTTGCTGTATTACATAGTAATACGAAAAGAGGATTCAAGAAATGCCCGAAGATCGCCTGTTACTTGAGATCGAAGCCGCCGACTTGCTCAACGTCTCCTCTCGCACACTCGAAGGCTGGCGCAGACGCGGCGAGGGGCCTCCGTTCGTGAAACTGGCGCATCATATCCGCTACGACAAGGCGCAATTGATCGAATACATGAGGAAACATACGCATTTCCCCGCAGTTTCACGCACTACCACGCATTAGCCCGTATTAACCCGCAAGTAAAAAAATAACTATTGAATCACGATTATTCATGCTCGTACATTCGCGGGCATGACCACAAGAAATTTCCAGAACTCGCAAACCCTTCGACTCACACAAAACGCTTCGGTGGTTGGCTCTATTCGTCGCGAGCAGTTCGAGGGGCGTGAGCATCTGGTGATTCCCGTCGTTGCGCTGGTCGAGGGCGTCGTGAACGGCGCGCTTGCTCCCGCCGATGAAATACTCGCCTCGCTTCCCGCCTGGAATGGTGTACCCGTCACGGTTAATCATCCCGCCGTCTCCGGCGTCCCGATCAGCGCAAACTCTCCAGCAGTACTTGAAAAGCAATCCATCGGCCGCGCGTTCAACTTCTCGTTCGCCGAGAACAAACTCAAAGGCGAGATGTGGATTGACACAGCCAAGGCCACGGCGCTCGGCGGCAAGGCGCTCGAAGTACTGCAGCGCGCCGAACTGGGCCAGCCCCTTGAGGTGTCGACCGGTTATTTCACCAACTACGAAGAATCCGAAGGCCTTTTCAACGGCAAACAATACAAGGGCATTCAGCGCAACATGCGCCCCAATCATCTGGCCGCGCTTCCCGACGACGTTGGGGCGTGTTCCTGGACAGACGGCTGCGGGGCCCCGCGCGTGAACTCCGCGCAGAAAAATCAGGACTCGGAAGGATCTGGCGTCATGTCCAAACTCGCAACAGCGTTCTCCGGCTTGGCCGCTCTCATGGGTCTCACTGTCAACATCACGAATGACGACATCCGTGCGGCTATCCGTGCGCGGCTGGCTGAAGAGACGCCGAATATTTACCCGTACGTTGAAGACGTCATGCCCGACGCCTTTGTTTACGAATCCAACAGACAACTCTTTCGCCGCTCTTTCACGATCGACGCCGCGGGAAAAGTCACCCTCGGAAGCGAAGCCTCTCCCGTCCAACGCAACACCACTTACGTAACTCTTCAAAAACAGACCGATAAAACGGAGGAAAACACCGTGGACAAAACCGCAAAAATCAACGCCCTCATCGCCTGCAATTGCACGCACTGGACCGAGGCAGACCGTCCGACACTGGAGAGCCTTAGCGAGGGAGTCCTGGACAAACTCGGGGTTACCCCGGAGACCATCTCCGCTGTGACGGCGAACAAGGCGCAAACCGCTACTCAGACCGCTCCGAGCATTCCCGAAGGCCACGTCGTGATCAACGCCGGAGAGAAGGCGATTCTCGACAAGGCGCTTGCCGACGCTGCCGGAGAGAAAACCGCGCTGGTCGAGAAGATCACCGCCAATTCCAAGCTTCCCAAAGAGTACCTCGAAACTCAGGACATCGAAATCCTGAAGGCTCTGGGCGCGTCCGTTATTCCCGCCACCAACGCGGGCAACGTTCAGGTTGTCAATTTCGCAGGTCAGGCCGGAACCGTCGCGACCAATGCGCAAGGCGGGCTTGGACCCGCTCCGGCGATTTGCTTGGAGCCGGTGAAGTAATTCAATCTTAGCCAAATCAAGTCACCATTCCACCGCCCGAACGAGGGCAAAGGACAAGAGAAATGAACACAATTTTAGCCAGCATGGACCCCGCAGTTCGCAAAGAAGCCACCGCCCTCGCGGCCATTAAACCCGGCCACCTGGTCGAACGCGCCACGGGCGGCATTCAGGTTTGCGCCACCGCCGCAGGCGCAGGTGCTCCCGCGGTTGCCCTGGAATCCGGTCTCCTGGGTGTGGGCGTCGATGGCGCCTATGCCGCAGGCGATCCGGTTCCCTACGCTTTCCCCCCGCGCGGCGCTGAAGTTCAGATGCGCGTGGCGGCCAGCGTCTCGGTTGCCGACAACGCCTATCTCGAACGCGCCGCCGACGGCACCGTCCGCACGTACACCAACGGCGTGATTATCGGTCGCGCACGCGAAGCCGTCACCGGCGTTGCCGATGTCGTCGCTTTCATCCTTGTTGAGGTCATGTAATCCGCCGGGAACGGCGAGACACTCTTGCTCTTGGAGGGCAAAAATGAACGCTTTAATTCAAACTCCCGGCCAGTTCATGGCACAAAACGGCGGAATCCCCGCAGGGCCGAACGTGACCCAAATTCTTCTGGCCAACAACATGGACGTTCAGGCGCTTCGCACGAACGCCACCACGCTTCTTCCTAAACTCGCGGGAGAGCGTCTTGACGCGGCCATTGCGCGCGTCGCGCGTGCTCGTATGAACGCCATGGCCGATCTTCGTAACGCCGGCCTGTTCGTTCCCAACGGAGGCATCGGCACGAAGCTGCACGAATACCAGCGCATGAGCGACACCGGAACGGCTACGGTCAGCATGGACCCCGCCGCAATGGGAAGCCGCGACCGCAACGAATTCGACACCGTTGCAACCCCCGTGCCGATTATCTCGTGCCCTTTCTCCTTCAGCATCCGCGATCTCGACGCCGCCCGTCAGCGTGGCGTTGCGCTCGACACCACTCAGGCCGAGTCCGCAACCCGTCGCGTGATCGAGGCCATCGAAAACATGATCATCAACGGCCACTCGATCACCGTATCGAGCGCCAGCATTTACGGCTATCGCTCGGCTCCGCATCGCGTGACCGGCACAGCCACCGGCCCATGGAATGATCCCCAGGCTGGCGCGGGTAACATCATCAAAACGATTGCAGCCATGCTCGCCGCCGCGTCGGCGGTCAATCATTTCGGACCGTTCGTGCTTTATGTCTCGAACGCCGAGTATGAACTTTTCGAGCAGCCCCTCGACGTGACGAATTACAACAAATCCGTCCGCGAGTACGTGCTTGCCAATCCGCGCATTTCGGCCATCAAGCCCACCCTCAGCATGACCGCCGGGGAATGCGCCATGGTCGAACTGACCAGCGAGACGGTTGATATGTCTCTCGGCGTCGACGTGATGATGATCCCCTGGAACGAATATGCCGGTCTCGTGAGCCATTACATGGTCATGGCCTGCATGGCTCCGCGCGTCAAGAGCGACTTCAACGATCAGTGCGGCGTGGTCCACTATACAGGCCTTGCCGCCTAAGGCTTCATCTTCGCTGCCGCCACCGGGACCGGGGCTTCTTGATTCACACTCCTCTCTGATCAAGAAGCAAGTGCATCGTCCCAGGCCTTCTATGATCCTTCACTTTCCACGAAACGAGAATCAACATGCAAATCAGACTTC